AACGGCAAATCACCTATTAGTTCATCACTTTCTAACCATTTAAATTGATGTAGTTGTAGACCTGTTGCACTATTAACATAGTCTGGTGTAAGTTCATTACACTTCTTACAGTTCATTAACATAAATGATGACCAATTCTTTTTCTCATACTTTGTTTGTACTTGACCTAAAAACTTCTTATCTTTTTTAGGTATATAATCGTGTTTACATACTTGTACGGCATAACGTTCATCACGTAATCTCCATAATTCAGCAATATCACCTAACATTAATTGGTCGCAATCCATAAAGACTGCCCAACCTTTATAATTAGTTAAATGTGGAACAATAAATCTACTAAAACTAAATTCAGTTGATTCTATATTACTTCGTTCTCTTGTAAAGTTATCTTTTATGTTAGGTAAATAAACTGGTGTTATAGCAACTGGTCTTGTACTATGTTTTAATATACTATAAGCAAGTACATTAAACGCCACTTTTTCTTTACTATCATATCCTATAAAAACATTAATCATATATTAAATTCGGGAGATTTACCTCTCGCCTTTCTACTTGGTCCTTTTGTATGGTCATATACAGTTCCTAGTATTGACCTTGCTTGTACGTGTCCTCTTTTACCATCTCCTATATCATAATTTTTCACACCACTTTTTTCAAATTGTTTTCTTACGTGATCCCAAACCCAACTATCGTGTTGTTGTGCTAAACTATATATACCATCAGTATCATACATTTCTTTCATACGTTCAGCGTATCTTTTTGTTTTAGGATGCTTCATATTAAAATATAAGAAACCACACTCACTATAATGGTCTCCTCTTCCTAAATAAGTCATCATACAATCATCTTTATGTATATTTTCTTTGATCCAATTCTCATCTATCTCTTTATAGAAAACACTATCAGCGTCTATACATATAATACCATCATATTCTTTATTAGTTAAAATGGCGTGAGTATATGCATAAACTTTATAGCAAAATCTAACTCCATCTCTCCAATAATCTTTTAGAGGATCTTTACCTTCCATTTTCTTTTTATTTCTTTCTATAAACTTTTTACAATCAGGTACTAAATCAAATAAATTTTCATCTTCATTATATACAACTCTTTCAAAAGGCCAATTATATGAGGTCTCAAATTTATGAGCGTACTCTTTTAAGAGTTTATAATTATATGTGGTTACGACTAATATTTTCATAAACTTGTTCCCATTTTCTTCCTATTATTGTTGGTGTATAATTGCCATCTATAAATCTTTGAGCATTTTTAATTCTAGTTATAACTTGATTAGGTTGCTTAATCATTTCTTGATATTGTTCGTATATATCTCCACAATATATAAGTTTATCTAAATCATCTTTATAACTTGGTATACCTGGATTAGTTAATACCATTCTTCCTTGTTGTAAAGCGTCTACTGGTCTATTATTACCTTTACATTGTGATTCTCTATCTCCTACAACAGGCAATAAAACAAAATCTGATTTCTCTACTAGTTCACCTTGTAAATCCATATCCCATTGTATTAAATTTTTATATTGTTCCATACCTTCTTGTATTATTCTTAATCTATCTTGTGGATTTAACCAATAACCTCCATATCTTCTTAACATTTTATTATGTGCTGGTGCGTGGTCAGGCCTATTAGTCATAATCTTAATTTTTGTGGGATGTATTTCATTTAAAGTTTTCATTACTTTAATAAAATCTACTTTAGCATAATTGGCGTCTGCTCCATAATAAACTGCTTTCATAACATCTTTAACTTCAAATTTTGGTGTTCCTCTTTTTCTTTCAGTAGGATCAGGTATAACAAATGCTTTACAACCAGTTTCTTCTGATATTACTTCTCTTAATTTATGGCAAGTGGTTACAACAGCATTTGCTTTAGGTATTGTATAATACCAATGTTTAAACATAGCAAACTTATCATCTGCAACATCAATAATAAATTTAATTTTATTTTCTATTAAATAATCACAATCATTTTTACTATGTTTCTTGCCTAATACTACAACATCATTTGGTTTTACTGTATTAATATCGTGTGTAGTTCTACTATCTTCTATATTAGCAGATGGTATAGTTGCCCTAGACCTATATGAATAAGGTACTCTTTTCTCTCGTTTACCTTTAATGTCAAATAATTTTGGTGTAATAAAAACTAACATATACTTTCTAATAAACTTTCTGTCATTGATTTAAAACTTGTTTCTCTTTCAAGTGCTGTCATATCTTTATTTTTAGTAGGTACAGGACCTATATCTGTTTCTTGATATATTGTCATATCTTTTTCAAAATGGTCTGCAACTGTACATACTGATAATGCTTTCTTATTAAATCTATTTGCAAGAGCATATAGTATATGTGTTTCCATTTCAACTGCTAAAGTACCTAATTTTTGATGTTCTTTCCACCAATCTTCATTTGGTTTATAGAACCAATCACTTGACATAATAGGTCCAACTAAAGTATTTTTTGGTGCATATTTCATATAATTTTCTAACAAGTCATATGATACAGAAGGACATAATGTATCTGCAAACTTTTTAGTCATTGCGTTATCTGTATGTGCTGTTGTCGCTACAACTATATCTCCAACTTTTAATTGTTTAGAAATACCACCACAACTTCCAACTCTTATAATTGTTTTTACGTGATAGAAGTTATAAAGTTCGTGTATGTAAATAGCATTTGAGGCCATTCCCATACCGCCACCTTGTACTGATACTCTTTTGTTTTTATAATAACCTGTAAACCCTAACATATTTCTTACTTTGTTAACTTGCTTAACATCATCTAAATATGTTTCTGCAATCCACTTTGCCCGTAATGGATCGCCAGGTAATAATACTACATCAGCATAATCGCCAATTTTAGCTTCTAAATGTGGTGTCATATAATTCTTTCCAACTTGATACTCTATTTCCATTATACTCTCTATTGTATGGCCAATCCATACAGAAAGTTTTTAAACCAACTTCATCTCCATCTTTACAATAATCAACTCTATCATCAATCCATATATAATTAGTTCCTTTATATTTTTCTAATACACTTTTCTTTGATTTTGTAAAATCTCCTGAACAATGAATCTCATCAAATACATCACCAAATAAATGTTGTAAATTTATCTTTCTTAACCTATGAGCATATTTGTCTTTACCAATCATTGTAATAACATCAAATCTCCAACCTTCTCTTGCTAATCTGGTTACGTATTCAACACTATCTTTAAATGCTGGTATATAACCTAACGCACCTGTTTGGTTAAACATATGCACTTGTTCTAATGCCTCTGCTTCTGGTATTCCATATCTTTTTGATTGGTCAAAATACTGGTCAGTATTAGGTATTCTAAAATAGCCTTGTTCTCTCATCCAGACATCAAACGCAAATGCCCAATCTAAAAGAACACCATCACAATCAGTTAATATTTTTTTCATACTTTAATAATAATCTCCTAATTTCTGACCACGTTCCTAAATCTATGTAGTCTTCAACTTCAATCACTTTACTTCCAAATATTGGTGTAGATGTTATTTCGTTTATAGAGTGTTTTTGTTTCAATGTAGATTTTTCCATAAAGTTTATACACTCAAAAAAGTTTCTTCTTCTAAATGCAAAAGCACACCAGAAAGAATTATACATTTCAACTTTATCTGTAGGTTTATCTTCATACTCAACTACATTACCTTCTGCATTTACATAAATTGCACCTTTTGTTTTTAACACTTCTTTATTATTTTCTTTCTTAACTAAAAAACTAAAACCTGTTTCTGTTAATGCTTCTGAAACTAACGTAAACAAATCTTTACCTGGATATAATTTCATTAATGTATCTGGTAATAATACTAAATTATGTTCACCAAATAAATGTGAGGCACTTTTAATTGCACCAGTATATTCTTGTTCGTTAGGATTTTGAAATACAAAAGATATATTGTATCTGTCTTTATATTTTGCTAAATATTTTATTAAATCTGTTTTGTCTTCATTGATTACAACAATAAACTCTACTTGATTTCTTCCATAATCTTTAAAAAAATTAAAACAATTGTCTATCAATGCATTATCATTATCTAATCTTAATATCTCTTTAGGATATGGAAGATTTAATCTTGTACCTTTTCCTGCGGCTGGTAATATTACGTTCAGTTTCATAAGTATCTTGTCAATGCCTCTAATTTCTTTTCGTGTGACCATACTGCAGCTGACCTAGCAGTTAACCAATATGCCCATTCAGGTAATTCTGATTTCTCTTCTTTCATATCTTTTTCTCTCAATTGATATTCACATTTTACCTGTTGTTGTGTTAAATTATTTATCTGCCACATATTCATTTGGTGGTCTGTATCAGGTGGATTATCTAACATTATTTCTGCTTGTTGTACAACTTTTTCTGCTGATTCTGGTGTGAATATAGCAGCCGATACTCCTCCTAGTATATCTCTTTTAGGTCTTTGTACTCTCCATTGTTCTACGTTTATTGTAGCAGGTAAAGGTTGTTTTTTTCTTGCAATACAATTTATTTGTGTTTCTAATATTAATTTATTCTTTTGATATGGTAAATTTATCCAACGCAATAAATAAAAATGATTTCTAGTAGGATTTTCTGGAAGTGAATCTGATACATCAATAGTTTCTACATTATCTTTTTTACATCTATCTATTATTTCTTCTGTTGGTTTATACAAAGCAATTAACTTATCATATTCAGGATAGTATTTTTTTAATTGACCTATCCATAGATTATAATAGAGTTCAAAGTATACAGGATCAGCAGCGCAATATATTATCATTGTGTATCTCCATAATGTAAATAAGACATTATAGTATATTTTGTTCCTTTAATTGGTTTTAAACCAGCGTGTGGGTGTGTCCAAAAAGGAGGAAATACTAATAGTCTTCCTCGTTTAGGAGATACTTTTATATTGTATCTAGGTATATAAGTTTCTCCACCTTTTTCAACATCTGAAAGATATAATATAAAAACTAAAAATCTTTTTGATGAAGGACCTTTAGCTCTAACTACATCAACGTGTTCTTTAAATTCATCTTTATTGTTAGGTAAATACTTTTTAACTCGTATATTTTCCATATCTATAACTGGAGGAAAATGACTATCTTTTATGCCCACTTCGTTCATAAATCTTTCCATATTAGTTCTCATTACATATATAAATTTATTACGATAAGGTTCCCATTCTTTTTTCTTCATTTCAGTTAATATATCTATATCAAGTTCATTATATTCTTTATTGCCTGTATTATAACTATCAATGTCTTTACTCTTCTCAAATAAATTAATAATGTCTGTACAAAAATCTGGCGACACAACATCATCATAAAATCTAACGCAAGTTTCTACAGATTTATGAGCAGAAAACGCTTCTTTAATTTTATTATCTAATTCCATTTTACTGGATTGTACATCACTTAATTTCATACTTATTCACTTTCTCTTGATATGCTTGAACATTACTAGTTGGAAAATTACTAGGATGTAAATATGTTTGTCTTACAATAGCAGCCTGCTCTTCTTTAGTGGTTACATAATATCCTTCTATGTGTGTAAAACCATTTCTCTTTGCCCAATATACTCTTTTATTACCTGTGTGTACAGCAATACCTGGTATGCATTTTCCTTTTTCATCTTTAGGCCATCTTCTTTTTAACCAATAGTGTTCTAAATCTGTAAAGATAATTGGAAACTTCATACCTGCTGTTTCAACACTATTTTTAAATGCAGGATATCTTTCTATCATCCATTGATGATTAGCAGTTAACATTAAATCTTTAACAGACACCTCAACAACCATAGGAGTTATACCTACTAAAGGTGGATGTTGACAGGTAACATATTGTTTTGCTCTTAATACTTGTTTCATTAATATAACCTATTACGACCTATTTCTTTACCTGTTTCTTTATCAATACATCTATGACCAGCAAGTCTATATCTTTTACCATCTTCACCTAACCAGTAATCGCCTTCTGCCCAAAACTCTGGTGGATCCATTTTTGTAAAATGTTCTACACCATTATTATCATAAATGACACTTGCATTTAAATGACAATTCTTAATAGATTCATCATAAGGAAACTCAAGCATTCCTAAACCATAAATTAAAATTTCTATAACTTTCATATATCAAAATGCTCCAATTTAAAATCTATTCCTTCTAACTCTTCTGGTTTACCTTTAGGATAATCTGGATAAACTTTAAATTCTTCTCCTGTTGTATCACTTTTACATCCTGCAACTAACCAATCCCATTTAAACTCTCCATCTACAACAAACTCGTTCATCACTTCATATCTTCCATCAGGTTTTTGTTCAAGTAAATGTTCTTTACATTCTTCCATAGTTTTAAAATGACCTTGCATTTCAAAAGTTTGTTGCGTTTCAATAGGACTATGACCTATTAAATATGCTAATATTAATATTTTATAATCCATCATAACCAACTTTTGCTACGTAATAAGCATCCACAATATCTGATATAGGATTACCAGTTTTATCTGTATCAAATATTTGTTTTAAATCTATTTTAGTTTCTTTATAAAATGATTCATACATTTTATCCTTATCTGCATTGCCTTTACCTGTAGCACCTTTTTTAATTACACTAGGTACAATTATATTATAACTATATTTTAAATCGTGTAGTAATCTGTATTTGAGTATACCACTATTTTCTGCTATTTGAAATAGGCCTTGACCTTTTGCACCATAGGCATATCCTTCTAAACTAATATGTAATGGTTGTGGTAATTCTGCTAGAATATGTAATACCCAATCAGATATTTGTTTAAATCTTTGCATTGGGTCTGTATATGGTTGGTGTGCTGTACCTCTAATATTATGAATAAAGTTACCTTGACATTTCTTTCTATTTGATAAAAAATGCCAACTAGTAAAATTTAAATCAAAGTCTTCGTTAGTAATACATATTGCTGGACTTGTTAAACTATAATCAATTCCAACTATCGTCTTCTTCATCTTCAACCTCATTATCTTCTATATCTTCGTCTACTTCATAACTACAAAATGGACAAGATAACGGCCTCATATCCGTGGCCTCTTCATCATAATTTATTGTGTAAGTTACCTTACAATTATCACATTTAATTTTTACATTCATTATAACTTAAATTTCTTAAACTGGTCTTTCTGTACATCTTGTTTAATACCACCTATAACATAACTTTCTATTTCTGTTTCTTGTGGTGCATTTTGCAAAGACCTACTATTTAACCAATGGTCAACCCAAGGAAGTGGATTTGTTTTTTGTTCATATTTAGCTTCCAATCCTATTGCTCTCATACGTCTATTTGCCATATACTCTACAAATTGATGTAATAATTTTTCTGAAAGACCTATCATAGAACCTTTAGAAAACAAATAAGTTGCCCAACGTTTCTCTTGACCAACTGCGTTCTCATACATTGTATAAACTTCTTTTTCTGTATCTCTTATTACTTTATTCATAATCTTATCATTTTCATAATCACGATAAAGATTAATAATTTTTTGCGACATTGCTAAATGTAAACTTTCGTCCCTAGCAATTAATGATAATATTTTTGCTGAACCTTCTAATATTTTTAATTCTCCAAATGCAAAAGAACAAGCAAAAGAAACATAAAATCTTAAACCTTCTAATATATTAACTGACATTAAAGTTAACCATAATTTTTTCTTCAATTCATACATATCAACTTTATCTGGAGTTAATTGCCATTTATATCCTAGATTAATCATATCATCATAAGTTTGGGTTACACTAGCCGCTCTCTTTTCAATCTTTTCATCTGTAAGTATTGTATCAAATACTTCACTTGGATTTGAATATAAATTTTTTATGATGTATGTATAAGAGTGTGAGTGTATATTTTCCATAAAGTCCCAAGCAACTATAGCACTTTCTAATTCTGGTAAAGAACAGAAAGGTAATAATGCTAATGCAGGACCTCTACCTTGTACACTATCTAACATAGTTTGATATTTTAAGTTAGATGTAAAGATAAACTTACCTTGTTCATTTAAATCTTTATAATCTGATATATCTTTCTGTAAAGAAACTTCTTCTGGTCTCCAAAAATAACCTAGTTGTTGTTGAAATAATTTATTAAAGATAGAATATTTTAATTCGTCATATCTTTGCACACCATTATCTTCTCCAAAAAACATTGGTTGTTTTTTGAAGTCTATCTTTGGATTTTTATTAAAAACACTTTTAGTCATTTATTGGTTCCAATTCTGCTTGTAGCCTTTCTGATTCTGTTAATTCGTAATGGTATTTATCATCATCTCCAGCCGTCCATTTATCTACGTTATCCACACTATACTCTCTAGTAGATACTTTATAATCAGGTCTTTTTGGTTTACTTGGTGTTAAAGACTTGTCATAAAATAAAACTCTATTGTTTGGTTGAGCTGCAAAATGACCATTATCTAATTTTATTATATTAAATGATTTATGTTGTGATGGTGTTTCACTATATCCTACATTTAATTCTTTATTTGTTGAGCTACAACTATCTATACTAAACATATAATTTCCTTCATACATTTTTTTAGATGGCGACAAATATGTACATCTATTTCCCATAACTAATTGTTTCTCAATAACTGTAATATCATAATCAAAGCAATCCCATAATTGTAATTCATTTAATTTAATATCCTCTTTAGTTTTCTTCCACACAAAGGCAGAAATAGGTAATTTATCATATAACGCTCCTGTTTCATACAAATAAGTTTCAAAATATAATG